GCGTGCTTTGCAAATACGATACAAGGTCGCGGATGCTTGCACGACGCAAGATCGTGGCTATCGACCGGCAGAGGTTGACCGCGATTGCGCTGAGTTCGGCTGGCGCGGGATGCGTGGTCACGGTCGCAAGACTTGGACGATGCGCGATGAGAACAGCGGGACGCTGATTAACTTCCCGCACTCCGAGCCACGCATCAGCGACTATCGAGGCGGTGACGTTTACTACTATGACTGGTCGGGCGATTATTTTAAGGACGTTTTACAGATCGCGCTGGAAGGAAAAGGCGACCTGCGCTGGGAATTGCCGGACGATGTGAACGCGCTTTACCTAGAACACTTGCGCGGCGAGTCGAAGATTGAGATTAGGACAGGCGTGTTTGAATGGCGTGAGGTAAAAAGCAACGCACCTAATCATGGACTTGATACTTCTGGAATGATGCTTTGTATGGCAACAATCGCTGGTATTATTAGATTTACGCCGAGCAAATCCCAATATGAATGAAAAGCAAAAGCAGGGTCACACTAGAGAGGACGGCATGGTGTTCTGGTGTTATCAAAAAAAGATTGACTACGAATACTGGGTTTCAGCCGAGAAATTTGCAGAAATGCGAAAATTAAAGAACGATAGACTTAAGGCGTGGAGGGCAAAAAACAAAGACGCAATGAAGGTTTGGAGAAAAAACGATAGAGATAAAAATCTATTAAAAAGACGCGAACAAAGCCTTTCATGGCTCAAAAAGAATCCTATGAAAGCGGCTGAAAATATTAGGCGTTGGAAAGCTGCAAACAGGGATAAATGCACAGCAGTCGAAGAACTTAGGAGAGCCAGACAAATGAAAGCAGTTCCGACCGACTCATGGCGATCGGTCGTTGATGGTTTTTACAAGATTGCAAATCGAGTAAGTTATTGCACCGGCATCAGACACGCGGTCGATCACATCGTTCCTTTAGCTGCCGGAGGCTCTCATTGTCATCGCAATTTGCAGGTTTTGCCATTTTCACTTAATAGCAGGAAAGGAGCTAAAATTGATTTCAAATTGCCGGACTGCTATCGCAAGGATGGTCGTTTTACACCATCAACAGTATCTGTCTAATTTGACACGCCGTGCGTTATTGCATGGCACTCGACAATCCTTTCATCGGTATTGAGCAAGCGACTTTGCTCGCGTTAAAAACCAAAGTGGTCTCCGCAATCGAGGCTTGCTTGCTCAATCAGAGCTACTCGCTGAACGGTAAAAGCGTGTCGCGTGCCGACTTAGGTCGCCTCAATGAAATGTTAGGTCAGTTGCAGGGCGCTATTGACGAAGGCAACGGAAGCACCGATACAGTTACCTTCGCGAGCTTTAACGGTCTATAAAACATGGAAAACTTCGACGCTTCAAAAGTCCTGCAAAATCGTCCTTGGATTGAGCGTGCGCTGGATAATGTCGCGCCGCAATGGTCGTTGAAGCGTTTGGAGGCTCGCGTGAGCAAGGCGTTGTTTGAATATAACGCATCGCAAAGCTCGCGAATATACCAGCCCAAAACGATGGGCTTGCCTTCTGAGTCGAGCCAGACGCAGCGCAGTCGAATCGTCATGATGTGGGAAGCTCGCGATCTGGTCGAGAATCTGCCGGAGGCGCGGGAGGTCAGTCGCAAGTTTGGCAACTATTTAACGCCGCACGAGTATTCTCCGGCGACAGGTGACCGTGCTTACAACGCAACGATCAGCGAATACTTCCACGCTTGGTGCAAACGCGCTGATGTAACTGGTCGGCATTCGTTTAAGAAGCTCGTGCAGCTTGCAGCCGAAGAGCGACCAGTTGACGGCGATTGCGGATTCGTGATCCGGCGCGTAGGCGAGGAACTCAAGTTGCAACTCGTGCCAAGCACGCGCATTGGCAATCCAAACAATTCTGGACTTGATGCAGAAAACTATACCCAAGGAATTATCACAAATGAATATGGTCAACCGATTGCTTACCGCATTTTTAGAGTCGATAAAAACGGCGTTTACTTCGGCGCGGAAGATATTCCAGCGGCGCAGTTTTGCCATTACTTCGACCCTTTCCGAGTCGATCAGTATCGTGGAGTCACCGATTTCCACGCGGCCATCAGGACGGCGCGTAGCCTCTACGAAATCCTCGAAGCCGAAAAAGCGGGTGTCCGTTTCGCTTCGCAGCAAGCTGCTTTAATTTTCACAGATCGCGGCACGGCAAATCCTCGCAACTTATTTCAACCTACCCCCGCAAACACGCTGCCAAGTGGACAGCAGCAGAAGAATGAACTTAGCGAGGTCGGCACGATCCGTTATTTCGGTAACGCGGATAAGATCGAGGTCATGCCGTCGAGACCTTCGCAAGCGTTCGCTGGCTTTGTTCAGCACTTGATGCACGAGATCGCTCTCGGTGTCGGCGTGCCGGAAGGCGTTTTATTCGGAACGCAAGACTACAAAGGCCCAAGCGTTCGCGCAGAATTTGCGGCAGCGGATCGCGTGTTCACGCGGCATCAAGGCGTGCTAGTCGATAAGGTTCTTGATCCAATCAAGGACGCGGTGATTCTGGACGCGATTGCACGCAACGAGATCGCGCCACCGAAGTTGCTGGCTGGCGAGACTATGGTGCAAGCCTTGCGCCGCGCAACGATGGGCGAGTGGCGTTTCCCTGCAAAGCTCTCGATCGATGTCGGTCGCGAGTCTGCGGCGAACATGAACGAGAACCGGCAAGGCGCGAAGTCGCTGCAAGAGATCGCGGCTGAAGAAGGCACGGATGCTTTTGCGCGGCTTGAGCAGATCGCAATCGAGGCGAGCTTCGTTAAAGAACTTTCTACGAAATACGAAGTGCCGGAGACTTCGATCCGGCTTGTTACCAACTCACTGCCATCGACTCCGGCAGCGGCAGCGGCAGCGGGTGAGAACGTCGGTGCGGCAGCGGCAGACGCGCAGAACGCAAGCGCACAACAGAGTGAAAAACCAGTCGAGGTTACAACCACAGATACACCGGCTGAGTTACCGTTGCAGCCGTTTGAATCAGAACACGTCACGATAAACTTTGCCGACGGCACTTACATTCCGACAAACGCGATCGCAGAGAACGCAAGGCAAGCACTCAAGGTGCGTGATACTAAGCCAGCATCACAACGCGGCATGACCTCGGTCGGCTTGGCTCGCGCTCGCGATCTGATGAATAAGCGCCCTCAGTCCGAGGACACAGTGCGGCGCATGAAAGCGTTTTTTGACCGGCACGAGGCCGACAAGCAGGGCGAGACGTGGGACGAAAAAGGCAAGGGCTGGCAAGCGTGGAACGGCTGGGGTGGCGATGAAGGTTACGTCTGGGCGACCTCAATCGTAGAGCGATTGAACAAGCAAGCCGACGCGCAGAAAATCAATGCGGCATCCGCAGAGGTGCGTCAGACGTTCGCGGCAATCACACCACCAGCACCAGAGGAGTGGCTGGACGCCGTGCAGAATTATCGCAGCAAGCAAAATCTGCGAGTCGATGAAATCAAGGCTAGCATCATTGGTGAAAAATCAATCATCGAACTTACCAAAATAACATGATCCACACGCAGACTCAAATCGACAACCTAATCGAGCTGGCAATCATCCAGCGCGTTGAACTACGCAAACTCGTTGAGTCGTTGCCGGAGCTTCGCACGCATCTCTCGGTCGAGATCGAGCGTAATCTGAATGAGATCGAGCCAGCGATGCGCGAGGAGTTGCAGGCTTATTTACTGACCGCATCACAGAGCGAACACGCCATCCTAGGCAACTCGCTCAAGCAAAAGATTGCGGAACTTGCAGTCAGTTTAGAGGACACGACCGCGCAAAAGTATTCGGTGTTGATGAATGAGCGTGCGGAGAATGATCGACTGCTGATCAAGGCAGAGGCACGGATCGCAGAGGCTGCGATTGCTTTACCTTCAGCGGTCAAAGAGATCGTCCTCGATGAGCTTTCACGTTTCCCGCGAGCGAATCAAATCGACCAACTGCGGAAAGAATTTGCGGAGCCAGCGAGCTTGAATCCTCGCGGCAAGTGGCAGATCGGCGAGACGTATAACAAGCTCGATCTCGTGTCGATTAACGGCAACAGCTTCATCGCAAACGAGACGACCACGGAAAAGCCGACGATGAACTCGACGGCGTGGACGCTCAACTCGTCGAAGGGTGGTGTCGGTGCTGGCATCACTTCGATCACGGAACTTACTGGAACTCCAAGCAATGGAGAAACTCTGATCGGTAACGGTCAAGATTACGTCAAGTCGACGCTGACTGCCGGTAACGGTATATCCATCACGAATGGTGCTGGCTCGATTACGGTTACGGCAACTGGCGGCGTAAACTTTCAAGGCTCTTGGAACGCATCGACAAACACACCGACACTCACATCGAGCGTCGGCACGACTGGCTTTTTCTATATCGTCAGCGTTGCGGGTTCAACAAATCTCAACGGTGTAACCGACTGGGAAATTGGGGACTGGGCGATCTTCGGCACTAGCACTTGGACGAAAGTCGATAACACAGACAAGGTTTCGAGCGTGTTCGGTCGCGTCGGTTCCGTCGTTGGAGTTTCCACGGATTATTCTGCGGTCGGCATCACTAACACGGCGATCGGCGCGAGTAACCCTTCGACCGTTGCTGCTACTACTCTCTCATCGAGCAGCACAACAATTCTGAACGGCACGACGATTCCAGCAAACAAGACGCTCGTCGTTACGACTGACAAGCTCTCGGCTTTAGCGGCGACAACGTCAGCGGAACTTGCTGGCGTAATCAGCGACGAAACGGGCAGCGGTGCGCTCGTGTTCGCAACTTCTCCGACCTTAGTCACTCCAGCCCTCGGCACACCTTCTGCGCTGGTGGGAACGAACATCACTGGCACGGCAGCAGGTCTTACCGCTGGCAATGTTAGCACAAACGCAAATCTGACCGGCGATGTAACAAGCGTCGGGAATGCAACCTCAATTGCGTCCGGCGTGATTGTAAATGCTGACGTAAACGC